GGCCCTGAAGGAAGTCGTCGAGCATCTCTTCGCCGAGGTCGGTGAACGTCGGCCTGACGCTGATGTGGGCGCCGCCCGGGTTCTGCGTCATACCGGGGATGGCCTCGCCGGTGACGTCCACGGCTTCACCGGTCTTCTTGTTCCACCGGGCGCGCTTGAGGACCGCCTTCAGGAAGGAGTCGCGGACGACCCACTCGGTCTCGCCCTTCTCATCCGCCCATTCAAAGAACGCGTCCGCGTCGGTGATCTCGAAGAACGGCTTCCTGACGCTCTCGGTGAACGTGGCGGCCCGGACCCCATCGACGTCGGCGGTGGTGGACAGGATGCCGGCGTTGTCGCGGATGTACTCGGCGTTGGCGTCGATGACCGGCTGGCAGATGCCCTTCCAGAAGGCCAACACGCGGTAGGCCATCGCGGCGCTCATCGCCAGCTCCTGGGGGGACGGCTCGGGCGGCGTCTCCGTGGACGCGCTCGGCTTCTCCTGGGACATGTACGTCGCACCCTTTCTGGTGTGCCGGTCGGTTGGACCGGCTTCGGAGCGGTGGCCTGCTGCCGGTGGTCACTCGCCCTATGGACGGAGTGAGACCCGAAAGCGTTACAACAGACCCGGTGCGGCTGTTCGCTCGTACAGCCACAATCGCCGACTGTACACCAGGTCAAAGGATCTTCGCCAGAGTCTGAACCCGAGACAGAAACCCGCGTGGCGACCTACGTTGCGCCCGCTTGGAGTGAGCCCGGCGGAACGCGCAACCGCCGACGCACACCCCGGGCACCGACGCCGTCTCGTCCGGACTCGTGAGACGACGTCGGCCAGGGAAGCGGCCGGACGGTCCGGCCATGACGGCATGTCCCGGTAGCGAGCCGGGATGCCGCGGTAAAAGTCCGCGGGCTCGCTGACCGCCGGCCGCTTCCCACCCCTCTCACTGACCGGCGCGGCAGGAGCAGCACATGCCACTTGAGGCACCCCGCTACATCACGTACATCCCGCTCACGGACCTGCCACCGGACCCGGCCAACCCGCGCAAGCACGAGCTTGAGCGGATCATCGCGAGCATCAAGGAGCACGGGTTCATCAACACCCCGGTCGTGGACGAGCGCACCGGCCTGACGATCGCCGGTCACGGCCGCCGCTCGGCGCTGATCGAGATGCAGGTGCGCGGCGAGTCCATCCCCGATGGGCTGCTGACCGACGACGACAGCGGGTGGCTGGTCCCGGTGACCCGCGGCTGGTCCTCCAAGAGCGACCGTGAGGCGCGCGCCGTGCTCATCCTCCTCAACCGGCTGGAGGAAGCGGGCGGCTGGTACCCGGGTGCGCTCGCCGAGATCCTCGAAGACCTCGCCACGAGCGACGCGGACCTGTTCGACTCCCTTTGCTACACCGACGCCGAGATGGAGCAGCTGCTCCGCGAGGTCGATCCCGAGAAGCTGCCCCAGGGCCCCGCAGGCGACGAGAGCGCCGAGGAACGGCAGGGCCTGGACGACGACTTCGGAGGCGACGGATTTGCCGACAGCGGCGACAACGAGCGCTCCGCGAGCGCGTGCTGCCCCGCCTGCGGGCACCTGTTCACGCCGGGACAGTAACCGGCTGATCATCTACGTTCCGCGCCATGCCTCGTCGTAAGCACCGCCGCAAACACGCCACCCCGGCGCGCGCGCGACTGATGACGCCGGAGGTTGAGGCACGCCTGATCGAGGCGAGCCGCGCAGGCCTCGCCATCGACCTGGCCGCGGTCAACGCGGGCATCTCCCGGGCGACGTTCCTGCGATGGATGGCCTACGGGCGCACCGAGGCGATCGACCGCGCCGCCGGAGAGGACCCGGACCCCGAGCTCGACCACTTCGTGGAGTTCTACGAGAAGGTCGAGCGGGCTCGCGCTACCGCTGCCCTGGCCGCCGCCATGGACATCCGCAGGGCCAGCCGAGGCGGCATCGTCACCACCCACCGCAAATTCGATCCGCACTCGGGCAAGGTGCTGGAGGAGACCATCACCACGCCTCCGGACTGGCGGGCGGCTGCTTGGTACCTGGAGCGGCAGCACCGCAGGCAGTACGGCAAGGAAGACCACCTGGAGGTCGAGCTGACCGGCGCGGCCGGCGGCCCGCTCCAGGTCGAACAGACCGGCCCGGCCGCGGATCTGGCGACCCGTCTCGCCGAGACTCTGCACGTTCTCCAGTACCCCGCCGACGAGCCGGACGGCCTGGTCGACGGGCCCGATCCGGACGGCCAGTGAGCCCGGGACGTTAACCCCTCCGGCTCGCCACCGTGCTCCTCCCAGCCCCCAGCACCGGAGGAAGCACGCCATGGCCACCACCCTGTACCCGGGCGCGATCCGTGGGTCGCACTACTACGGCGACACGTACGAGGGCGACCTGATGGACCCCAACGTCCTCGGTCTGCACACCACCGAGGGGACCGGCGTCGTCTCCTACAGCAACGGCGCCGAGGCCCCGAACCTCACGGCGCAGCCCAACTGCAAGACGAAGAAGTTCGACGTCTACCAGCATTTCCTGCTGAACCGCTCGGCGCGAGCTCTGGTCAATCTCCCCGGCGGAGTCGAGACGAACACCTGCAACGTGATCCAGCTCGAATTGGTGGGCACGTGCGACCCGAAGCACAAGGCGACGTGGGGCAAGCTGAAGGCCGGGGTGGATTACATCTACTGGCCGGACGCTCCCGAGTGGTGCTACGACGCGCTCGCCGAGCTCATCGCGTGGATGCACCAGCACTTCGACATCCCGCTGTCGGGCCCGTCGGAGTGGCTGCCCTACCCGTCCTCGTACGGCAAGACGTCCGCGCGCATGACCTTCGCCGAGTGGGAGGCATTCAAGGGCATCTGCGGCCACATGCATGCCCCGGAGAACGTCCACGGCGACCCCGGGAGCATTCCGTTCGCCAAGATCCTGGCCAAGGCCAAGGCGATCGTCGCCAAGGCCACGGGCGGCTCGACAGGGGGCGGCTCGACCACCAAGCCCGCCCCCAAGCCGACCGCGCCCCCGGCGTTCCCCGGCCGCGACAAGTTCGGCCCGGGCAAGAAGAACAAGTACATCAAGCAGCTCGGTGAGCGCCTGGTGAAGAAGGGGTTCGGCCACCACTACCGTGTCGGTCCGTCCGAGCAGTGGGGCGAGTCCGACCGCCTGAACGTGCGGGACTTCCAGAACTCCCGCAAGGAGCTGCGTGGCGACGCCGACGGGATGGTCGGACCCCTCACATGGCGCATCCTGTTCTCCTGACCCTCACCGCCGGCCCGCATCCCGCGGGCCGGACCTCACCCTGAAAGGCCACCTGTGGCAGGCGAGACCGTCATTACCGTCGTCGGCAACCTGGTCGATGACCCTGAGCTGCGGTTCACCCCCTCCGGTGCCGCGGTCGCGAAGTTCCGCATCGCGTCCACCCCGCGCACCTTCGACCGGCAGACCAACGAGTGGAAGGACGGCGAGAGCCTGTTCCTGACGTGCTCGGTGTGGCGGCAGGCTGCGGAGAACGTCGCTGAGTCGCTCCAGCGGGGCATGCGCGTCATCGTGCAGGGCCGTCTGAAGCAGCGCTCTTACGACGACCGTGAGGGCGTCAAGCGCACCGTGTACGAGCTCGACGTGGACGAGGTCGGCGCGAGCCTGCGCAACGCCACGGCGAAGGTGACCAAGACCGGTAGCAGCGCGCAGCGTTCGCAGCCGCAGGCAGGCCAGGCCCAGAGGCAGGGGCAGGGGCAGGGTGCAGACGACCCGTGGGCGACGGGGGCGCCGCCGTCCTACGGCGAGGAGCCTCCGTTCTGATCGACTGCCCAGCAACGCTGAGGGGCCCCGGACCAACGTCCGGGGCCCCTCGCGCTGTTCAGGCTGCCACGGTCCAGGCGGAATCCAGGATGAGCAGGTCATCCCCCTGCCCGGCGTCGTCCTGGCCCTGGTTGTTGCCGTCGTCCTGCTTGGCCTGCCCGGGCGGCGGCGTGTCCTCGTGCTGGTCCTGGCCGGGCGGCACGTGGGTGTCGTCCACGTTGGTCGAGTCGTCCGCCGGCGGCGTGCTCGGGTCGCCCGTCTCGGGGGCGCTCGGTACCGGCGTCGGGTCCTGAGCGGCCGGGTCGGACGGGGCCGTGTCCGCGGGCGGCGGCGTCGGGTCGGACGGAGCCGGGTCCGCGGGCGCCGGGTCGGACGGCGCCGGGTCCGCGGGCGCCGGATCAGACGGGGCCGGGTCGGACGGGGCCGTGTCCGCGGGCGGCGGCGTCGGGTAGGACGGGGCCGGGTCGGCGGGCGGCGGCGTCGGGTCGGACGGGGCTGGGTCGGCGGGCGGCGGCGTCGTGTCCGCGGGCGCCGTGTCCGCGGGCGCTGTGTCGGACGGGGCCGTGTCCGCGGGCGTCGTGTCGACCGGCGTCGTATCCACCGGCGTCGGCGTCGAGGTGACCGGGGTCGGGGTGACCGGGGTCGAAGGCGTGACCGGGGTGGTCGGCACTGCCGCAACAGGGTGCGCCGCCACGGGCGTCGTGCCCTCACCGCCGTTCGCGTCGAGATCGTTGTCGGTGGGAGGCTGCGGGGCATTCGCCGCGATCGCGACCGCGTCATTGGAGCCAGAGGGAACGTTTCCGCCCCCGTCGTTGTCCGGCTTCGCCGCGACACCCATCACCAGCTCCACGGCGCGCAGCATCTGCGCCGCCCGAACGGTGCCCGCATGGGCGGCCGTTCTGACCACCTTCTCGGTCACGCCCAGCGTGCCGAAGGCGAGTTCAGCCAGCCGCGGGGGCAGAGCGGCGGTCATCGAGAGGGAGGCGGCAAGAGCCTGGCCGCGACCCCCCTGCTCCGCCTGGTGGTTGGAGATGGCCGTAGCCCAGTCGCGCAGTCGCTTGGTGTCGGTGCCCCACAGCACGACCCGGCCGACGACCTGCATGTTCTCGTACAGCTTGTGGTTGCCGTCCTCGGCCGCCCACACGGCGGCGTCCGATGCGTCATCGAAGACGCGGAACCCGATCTTCTCGCTGTCGTAGGAGAACGTGAAGACGATCGAGTCGCCTACGCTCGCCTCACTGACCATGGTCTGGCCGTCTTCATCGACGCACTTGGCCGCGTACTGGCCGACCGCCTGGCAGCGCAACTTCCCACCGGAGACGTACTGCTTGTAGGTGGGGTCATCGAAGACGGAGGGCACGTCCTTCTGGCTGATGGAGGCGCCCGCAGCCTGGCGGCCCTGGTTGGCGGACTGCTGCGGGTGGATGAGCTGAGCCAGCAAGGTGCCGCCGACCAGAGCGGGCGCGGCGACAGCGGCGATACGGACCCACCGCGGCGGCCGGTATCGACGGTGCGCGCCCTTCTCCACGGGGGGCATCACAGTGCCGGCCTCGGGTGCGGCCTCGAACCGGGGTATGGGGGGCTGGTCCGCCCTGAGGCGCTCGTTCATCTCGCGGATGTCCGGGCAGTACTTGCGCACGAGGTCCTGCACCTGCGTCATGGACAGCTCGGGGCAGGCCTTGAGGGTGCTCTTGACCGCAGAGTCGAAGCTCTGGTTGGGGCTGACGAAGAGGTAGGTGATGCCCTCTTCAACGTTCTCCAGGGTGACGGCGTCAGAGCCCATGTCCTCCTGGAGAACCCGCAGTTCTTGTGTGCCGCTCACTGATTCCGATCCGGGGCTCTCTGACCTAGACGCGCCGCAAGCTTCGCGGCGATCTGCTCCATGCGCTTGTCATCCACTACCTCGATGTCGGCAACGCGCATGCGCATGCCTGGCCCGGCCTGAGCGACGCGGAAGTGGATACCGGGGTCCACGACGTCCTCGGTGGCCGGTGTCGCCAGGGGCCCACGGGTGGCGCGGTCGGCTTCGCGCATCATCGCGTCGAAGGCGCGGGCGCGCGCTGATGGGCTGATGGGGTGCTTGGGTCGGAGAGCGGCCGCGGCCATGACCATCTGCGCCGTGTCCGGGTCGTCAGGCACGGCCTCATCCGACAAGCAGCGGTCGAGCCGCTCCGCGCGACCAGAAAGACCACTATCGCCGAGACCCAGCATGCCCAATCTCCCTCACCCTCACCGGCGCCGCATTCGTCAATGCCTCACCCTGCTCCGCGTCGGACGCGGACAGCAGGTACGTAGCCAGGGTGCTGCCGCCTTCCGGCATCAGCTTCCGCAGCTTCGCCAGGGCGCGGCACTGCAATACGCGAATGGTACCCACAGGCTTGGCCATGATTTCTGCCGTCTCCGTGGTAGAGAGCCCAGCGACGAGCCGGAGGCGCAAAACCTCCTGCTGAGTTTCTGGAAGTTTGTTCAGCTTTCGGTTGATTGCGTTGCGCAGGTCGGCCCACTGGGCGATTTCCTCAGGGCCCATGTCGGCGCTCGGCATGTCGAGCTGCCACATCTCGCCGGTGGGCTGCTCGTAGCCCCGGTTTCTCAGCGGCCGGAAGTGGTCGCTGGCGACACTGCGGGCGATCGTCCACACCCACGCGTAGATCCCGCCGCCGGTGTAGCCGCGGATGCCCTGCACCATCTTCACGAACACTTCCTGCGCCAAGTCCTCCGCGGTGGCGGGGTCGTAGACGCGAGCCTGCATGAAGCGGACCACGGGTTCGTACAGGCCGTTGAAGAGCTCAGCGAGAGCGGCTTTGTCACCGGGGTCGGCGGCCGCCTGAGCGGCGGCTACTTCCAGTGGGTGGCCAGCACCACCTTTGCTCGACTGCTCCGAGCTCGCCGCCGGCGTCTCGCGCATCCGCTCCCCCGCTCCGCGTTGTTGAAGTCTGGAACGCCATCTTCCGTCAGCAGTGAAGCGGTTGGCTACTACTGATTCGTACGGAGAATCGAAAGATTGTGATGTGTACGGATAGAAGCGTATGCCCTGTAAGGACATATGCGCCCGTAGTACTCCTAGGTGAATCCGGGGCAAGTGGGGCAGTTCACTTAGCAGTCACGGCAAGCCCGGGCACCACTCAGTTACCAACTTGATACATAACCTGCTCGGCGTGTTCACAGCTTCCTAAGACTGCTTTGCCTCACAGGCAAGGAAGTTGACGCTCTTGCAGTCTTTGACGTGGCGTGCACTAACCTAGGTGTGCCACTCCGACGCCGGTACGAGCGAACCGGCCCACCAGAAGACGAAAGGGGGAGCGGCCATGCACGCCGCCAACGTCGCGCAGCACGTGAATCAACTACCGTGGGAGACCTGGATCGGTGCTGACGAGAGCGCCCTTCTCATCGGCCTGACACCCGACCAGATGACGAAGGTACTGCGCGCCGGACGCCGCAAGGGAAGCGTCACCGTGCGCCGCGAGGGCAGCGTCACGCTGTACAAGCGCGTGCGCCTTCACCCGCGGCCCTGCCAGCGCCTTCAAGTGGCTGCGCCGTGACTGTGTGCCCCCTCAGCAGGAGTCTCGGAAGGCTCGTGGAGACCTGGTGACGGCACAGTGAATGCACAGAACCGACCAGCGAGGATGTAGCTGTGGAGGCTCACTCGATTACTGCCTGGCGTACCCGCATGGTGCATGCCCTCTCCGCCGCGCAGTACAACAACGACCTCGCGACCGCCGAGAAACTCACCGGCGAGCTGCGCGCGATGCACGTCGCACTCGGGTTCCGGCAGGCCGGTACCCGGGAGGAGCAGAACACCTACCTGATGGCTCGCAGCACCCGCACGCCGATGCCGGAGCTGGCGGCCGTCGGCATCAACACCAACGACTGGCCCGCCCCTCCGAGCTCTCCGACAGCCGTCGAGCCCGAGAGCGCATCGCCCGACACCGAGCAGCGCATCAGCGACCTGTTCCAGTCCGCCGGCCCGCTATCCGACCGATGGCAGCCCACCGCCCGCTACAAGTCCGAGCACCGGCCCCAGGACAACCAGCGCTACCGCAGCAAGCCGCTGCCGTGGGCCATCTGCGACACCGTCACCGGCCTGCCCGTCGCCTACGTCCCCGAGCAGGACCTCGCCGAGTACCAAGCCGATCAGGCCAGCAGGCTCTACAACCGGGCCCAAGAGGGACGCTGATGACCTGTCACCGACACGCGCGCCCCTGCGCCGGATGTTGCACCCGTGAGGGGCAGGGGACGGTCTAGTCTGAAGCGGACCGCTAGCATCGCGGTCAACATGCCTCGCGCGCGCAACACGCGAGGAACCCATGACAACACCACACAGAACCAGAAACGCCCCGCCCGCTTGCTGCAACCCGGCGTCCAAACCGTTGCAGCCAAGCGCCCTGGCGGGGCTCTGGGAGACCTAACACAGAGGATCTGGTCTCGATGAGCACCAATGTACCTGCCTGCGGGTGGGATCACGCAACAAGCACTAGGCCCACCGGGCGGCGCGTCGTGCGCCGGCATCCGGTGGGCCTTGATGTGTTGCTGGAGTTCGTGGTGTTGGCGCTCCCCCTCGGAGGTCTATGCCCTAGCTGACCCGCGGGAAACGGCTCCCGATCCGGCTCGCACCCCGGATCACGACCCTCATCCCGCTGACCGCGGTCGTATCGCCCGGTTCGCACCCGAGCGACCTTCTACGGCCCTTCATCGCCGGACGTAACAGGTCCGACGAGGAGATCCGATCGTCTGATCGGCTCTCCGAATTTCGACCTTCCGGGACCCAAATGGGGCTTTTGCATGCCCTTTTTCAGTGCCCGAACCAGGAGCCATGATGCCGCATGCCCGCGCGCGCTGCCAGCCCATCCCGGCGACGCGCCGACAAAACAGTGCCGTGATCCCCGCCACCGAGGGCGTTCCCACCCTCGGGTTCACGCTCGTGCAAGAAGAGCGTCAGCAGTGGGTCACCAGCACCTCCTCTCGTCGTGTTCGCTGCCCCGAGGACTTCCTCAAGGCGGTCCATTTCATGGTCGGTTCCGGGTATTGCCCGGGCGCGGGGAAGACGACCATCCGGGTTGCCGAGGACATCGCAGCGCGCATGCCGGGCAGCAAAGACGGCACGGTCGCCTACTGCCTCGACAGCATGGTCAAGCGGCTCGGGCTGTCGCGCAGCTGCATCGCCCAGCACGTCGGGTACCTGCGCGCGCTCGGCCTGCTGGTCTGGGTGGAGCGGGGAAGCGCCCGCCGCAACGCACTCCGTACCCGGCACGGCGACGGCTTCGGCCCGGGCGTGGGCTTCAAGCGCACGGCCACGATCTACGCGCCCGTGGCGCCCCCGGTGTGGGACCAGGCGCACGGCCGGCGGATCGACGGAGACGGCTACGGGGCCAGGGTCGTCGGAGTGACCGCGGACGGCCGCGTGCTCGCGGTCGCTGAAGCCCAGGCGAAGCAGGCCAAAAGGAGCACACCTAAGCCTGTGGATAACTCGGGCTCGTGGACCCCTTCTGTGCAGGTACCTAAGCCCCGTACTACAGCAAGAGTTGGTGGGGGGAAGAAAGACACAGCGCGCAAGCGCGCTGGCGCCGAGAAGACCCCGCACCAGCCCAAGAACCCCACGGGGTGGAGTCCGCAGCAGGCTGCGGGGGCGATGTGGCAGGCACGGCAGGTTCAGCTTCACACCTGGTGGACGCAAGGGTCATGCGTGCGACGGCTCGCCTACGCACTGCGGCCGCTGTTCGTTGCGGGCTGGAGCTGGGAGGAGACGGCCCGGGAGCTCGCGCGGTGGAACGTGCAGCGGCGGCCGCGGAACGTCGGCGCCTACCTCTCCGCGGAGCTCCGCCGTCAGGCCAACAGCGGGCACATCATCCTGCCTGACGGCTCGGTCCGCCCCTACCGCCAGGCGCCGGCCGACGAAAACCGCTGGGACGGGTGGCTGGCCAAGCGTCCCGCCAAGTTCGCCGCCCGGTGGGAGGAGACCCAGCATCTGCGGGAGAAGGTGCGCGCACTCACCCCGCCCGGGCGGGGCAGCGTCCGCCGGATTCCCCGCGGGCTGCAAGGGGCACGCCCTGACCGGGTGCTGCTCACCTCGGAGGAGATCGACCGGCTCACCTCCGGCAGCAGCGCGCCGCGGGC